AAACATGATAAACCGTTTGGGTTCAATGCCTTCTTCCTTCATAAATTCCCAGTTGGCTTCAAATGCTGTACCACCCCCACCTTTAATTTCGTAGTTCAAAATTTCGTGTGCGCTGTCTCCGCTGTATGAAGCATAGTTGTATACTTCAGTATCGAAACACCATAGTTGCAATTTAAAATCTTGATATTCGTCCATAATGCCTTTGACTTCACTAATAAAATCTTTGGCCTGACTGTTGCTAATTGAACCTGACATATCAATTGCTACACAAACATCAATAGTTTCTTCATTCATTAAACCCGGCAACACTGCACCACTATGCATACTCTTGCGGTTAGGGCGATTAAAACTAAAATTACTTTTGATAATACTTTGAATATTCATGCGCAACAATTGACGCCAATCCATTTTAGGTTCAGTAAAATCTTGGATAAGACGTCGAATACCTCCAGGAACATTGCCATACCCTGCTGATTGAGCAGCCGCTACCATTGCTTCCTTGATTTCGTCACGAATTTTTTTACGTTCTTCGGCACTCAGGCGAGGACGTCCGGTACCGTCTTTATCACCGTCGCCGTCGCCGTCGCCTTCTCCGTCTAAATGCTCGTCTAACAATTCACCGAGAGCAGATAGATTAATTTTTTCTGCATTTTCATATAGGTCATCATAGATCTCTTCGTAACTCATGCCACGGTATTTGTTATCTTGTAAAATCTTAATAAAATGCGGCACTTCGCCAATGCGTTCATCTTTAAGAATTTGATTAACTGCAAAGTCTGCGGCAATGTTTGACAATTGAGAGTCACGATGCTCTTTACGACCCAAGTGATCAAATACGTTATGCAACACTTCATGAGCAAACCCAAATTCTGCTTCTTTAGGCTTGAGTTTATTAACAAACTCTAAATTGTAATAAAAATTACGACCATCAGTTGCTAAAGTTGAACACCAATCACTGGCATCGATTAATTTCATGCGAGTTGCTAGGTTACCAAAGAAAGGATGTCGAAGCAACAGACCTACACGAGCAGTAACTAGTTTTTCTACAATTTTATTTTTATCTGCTTGAGAATATTCTTTAGTTTTAACTGGCTTTGCAATTTTTTCAGTTTTCATTACTGCTGACATTTTGATCCTTTTTGCGTTGTCTATGTTAATATTATATAGTCTTTTTACCATTTTGTCAAGTAAATAGGCCCCGTAGGGCCTATTTTAGTTTTCCATTGCTTGGATAATGTACTTGCCGTACTTTTCGTGGAAGCGATCGAAGTTCTTCATTTTAGAAGCATCAAACGGCAACCCGTAGTTAGTAAGAGCAACTTTGGCACCCATGACAACCAATTCAGTCGGAAAGTTATCCATCATGAATGAAAAGAAGTTATCACTCATTTCGTCCCAATTTTTAACCTTCTTCCTATCTGCTTCTTGAAGTTCGTAACACATGGAAGTAGTCAACGAATACATTGCAGAAATTTCTTTGATATCGCATTTGGAAATTTTACCTGCCAAAATATCTTCTGGCTTAGGCATTTGTTTGGCAACTTTCCGGTGTGCCATGAATTTAACTGCAAGACCTTCACCGACTGCACCTGCAACTAAATCGGTCAAAGTGTTTTCTGGCAAATCATCATCGTCGAGCAACTCGCTAACAAATGACCAGGTACGAGGAGTAGCAAACGCTCGGCTTGAACTACGTGGATCAAAATCGTACAAGTCTGCTTTGGCAAAAGACACATAACCTACAACTTGTTCATGGATTCGATTGCTAGTAGCCCACATCAACCAGTCGTCAAAGTCAGTACGTAACTCAATGTGAACAAATCGGTTAGCCAACGGAGCAGGCATACGATAAGTTACACCTTTATCAGTTTCACGATTACCTGCGGCAATAATACTAACACCTTTTGGCAACACGTAGGTACCAACCTTACGGTTTAGGATTAACTGATACGCAGCCGCTTGAGTAGCAGGAGCCGCAGAGTTTAATTCGTCCAAAAACAGAATAGCAGTAGATTCTGGATCAGTCGGCAACTCTGAAGGAGGAGCCCAAGTCATAGTCTTCATATCTGCATTATAATACGGAATACCTTTAATGTCAGTAGGTTCCCACAGGCTTAATCGAACGTCGATAACTTCACGTTCTTGTTCTGCACCAATTTGATGAACAATGTCAGACTTACCAATGCCTGGAGGACCCCACATAAACACAGGACGTTGAATTTTTACACATTTACGCAAACTACGCTTTGCTTCGTTAGGGCTAACAGTACGGTTGCCGCTCATTGATTCTGCCATTTTAAATCCTTTGAAATAGTGTTTGAAATTTAATACACTGCTTTTTAGTGTATGTATAAATTATACAGGTTTTCAGTTTCTATGTCAACTATTTTCTTGTTGTTTTCTTGCAACAGCCTTGGCTTTTGTTAATCCAAATTTAGCAACATTTCCAGAAAATAATACCAATTGTACAGCCATGCGCTCATTGAAAACAAATATACTTTTGGATGTAAGATAAAATGGGCTTTCTACATACTGATCTAACCAAATAATTAATTGGTTTGTCCAACTTATTCCTTTTGGAATATCAATTTGGTAGTCTTTGATATCGGCTTCTTTGAGCCATTTATATCCGTCTTCGGTTAGTCTAAGCCCGCCTGACTCTTTTTGCCTAGGATTAACCCAAAATCTAGGAAGCATATTTTTTACATATTCGTTGTCGTATTGCTTTCCTAATGATTTTAGTACATAACAAGTGATATCATTTCTTTGATTCGTCAACAATTTTTTCTCCAGATGTTAATTTATAAACGGAGAAGTCATTACAATTAAAAGTTTTATTAAGTTTTTCTGCAAGATTGTACGCATGCCCGCTATTTGAAAAACTTACTTTTTTATATTTAGGTCCGGTATCTTGAGCAATAAAACTTGTAGTTTTAAGATTAACTGGCTTATCTTTATAAAACACTGCCCATATAGCATCAGACTCTAAAACTTGTTCAGTTTTATATGTTTGTTTGTTTGTTATCTCTAATAACACATTTGGTTTAGGTCTACTCATATACGTACAATCTCCAGTTATATACGCATATATTTAGTAGTCTACTCCTTAAATCCGCCGCCGTCCATTGCCACTTGAATAACAGTTTCTTCTACAGGTTTATTTATTTCAGCATCTAATTTGCCAGTTAGTCTAGTCATTACTAGCGCTATACTATCGTATAATGCCTGGGCTTCTTTAATGTCTAAAACTATCTGTTTTTGATTAGATTTGACTGCAATTCGAGCCTTTTCCAAGAAATTTTCTATTGATAATGTATTAATTTGTTTCATTTTCTTTTTTATTAATAGTAGATAGCATATTTTTCATTTCTGATTCGCTTTTAAACGGTCCGTAAAATGGATATCTATCTAGAGTAATTAGTTTAGGACAATAACTTTTAACCCATCCTTTACGGAATTTAATTACATAATAGCCTGCACAGTACTGACTTTTGCTTTTTGTACTTTTTGCATATATAGGTAATTTACGTTTAATATTATAAACTGCTCCGTAAGGTTTTGAATTGCATGGATATTCGTACACTGCATATTCTTTAGTTACATATGTTTTGGTTAATTCTGGTTCAAATAATATATTGCCTAATTTTTCCTGTAGGTCTTTTGCATTACCTAATGAAAGTTCTTCGCCGTTTTTTAAAATATAATAAGAACTTCTTTGTTTGTTTAGTGTACCTATTTTTAGTCCGTTGTCTTCTAACAACCAACTTTTATTAGGAACTAATACTTTTGCAATTGTTGTCATATTGTATACCTTGCGTTTAATGGATCTGCATAACTTTGCACCTGCTCACTGACTTTTTGCATGTCATAAGTTGCACAAAATTTTAACAATCGAATGCCTACTTGGCTAATATTTTTATCAACTGAAGTTGCATTATTAATTGTTTCTGTTATCAACAGTTTAATATTATCCGGCTGTGCAGTCAAGTCACATAGCACTACATTTCTATTATAATCATCTAACACACGATGTTCGACACTTTCGTGATCAGTCCATCGCTGTAGCATCATATTGTTCCATGCAAACCCTTTAGACTGTTTGTCGTTAAATGCTTCTGTAAGTCCAATTTTATTTTTTGTTCCCTTTACTCGAACACCAGGATATGCACTAAACACATTGTCGCTAGTATCTCCACGCATGCACTTTTCGAACAACAGCCATTCTGGATTAGGAGCAGGCTTTTCTTCTTTGGTTTTTTTATCTTTTACACGTTTATTTTTCTCATCAAAGTATCCCTCGTGAGTAGTTGTAACTTGACTGACACCGTTATATTGTTTTACATTAGGTGCAATAAGTTGAGCAAAGTCCCCGTCAGTTGAAATAATAATATGATTATCATTTGGATGACTTTGTATCCATCCTGCAATTAGATCATCTGCTTCTAACTGTGGATGTTGCAATGTTGTGCAATTAGTCTTTTCTGAAATAAAGGATTTAAATTCGTCAAATGTTTCCCAAAAAACACGATCTTCTTCTTGTTCTTTTGGACTTTGTGCTGCTCTTGCTTCGGTACGTTGCCGCTTGTAGGGAGCATAATAATCCTTACGCCAACTGCGACCTTCTAATGCAAATACAACATGGGATCCTTTAAAATCTCTCCATGCTTTGCGAACACTGCTTAACACAGTATGGATGCTCATACCGACTTTGTCTTCTACACTGCCTCGAACTACATGTCTAGCACGAAAGAAAGTATTTGCTGTGTCTACAATAATATATGTTTCCATTAACTGACCTCTGTTTTGCCGTCATCTCTAAGGGCACGATTAATATATCCACTACCTCTACGTTCCATATCGACATCTTCTTCAGCACCGACATTTCTGCAAAGTTCTTGGAACCATAAGTCGACTATTTCTTCATCTGTATTACCAGAATAGCCTGCACTTCGTAATTGTAACACAAAGTATTCATTCCAGTCAAGTTCAAAAAATCCGTTACGAACATTTTCTTTGTTAACATGAGTATCTAAAACGGCTACCCACGGTTCTTTATTTTTAGTAGCATACTCTTTAGGATTTTTCTTTTTTAAAAGTTCCATTTCTTCTTCCTTTAATTGCTCTTCTTGCTCCTTAAGCCGCTCTTCTTGCTCCTTAAGCCGCTGCTCTTCTGCCTCTACTGCTTTTACTATATCGGCTTCTATCTTGTCAATGCCAAAAAGTTTTTTAATAATTTTTTTCATTAGGTACCCCATTCGTTTTTAAACAACGGTACTTGTAGTCGATCACTGTATCGTAACCCGTTCTTCATTGCTAGGTTTGCTACTGCACGATTGTTCATCGCATAAACACTTTCCACACCGCCGACTGGCATCAAGTATACATGACCTGTAAATCCAGCAGCACGATATTCAGTAACGGCACGTTCAACATCAGCAAAATCTTGGTCGTTGGCAATCACAAACTTAAGATATGCTGTACCGTATTTTTCATACTCGCACACAATCTCTGGCTTAATTGCATCTTCCCACTTTTCTCCACTACAAGGCAATTTAGCACTTACACTAAATGTGATCTCTCTCCAAAAATCTTTGTCATGATGTGATTTCCAAGTATGCAAGTACTGCTTGAACTCTGATGTAAGTTCTTGAGTACCGTTGGTTTCGAATGTAATTTCTTTTAAACCCTGCATCTTAGGATGATTCAGTAAGTCTGGATAAGCACGTTGCCAACCTAGCAAAGGCTCACCGCCTGTGATAACCAAGTGTTCATCTCGCCATTCACCGTGAGGAATAATTTCTGCAATGCGATCTGCAATAGCATCACTAGTAAGCATTGGGCTTAGATTTTTAAAACTCGGATGCCACGATGCATAACTATCACATCCTGTGCTCACAAGTGGAAGTAATTCGTATTTGTTATACATATGTGCAACTTCTGCAATGTCTTCGGCTTCTGAACTTAGTTTTCCACGTGGCATACCGAAACCCCTGCAAGAAAAATTGCAGCCAAAGGTCCTAAGAAAGACACTGGGCACTCCCATATAGCGTCCTTCTCCTTGAATTGAATAAAACAATTCTGCTATTTTTAATTTACTCATATATGTTAGACCATTTCTTAAGTTTTTCA